CCCATCCCATTAGGCATACCTCCCATCGGTTGTCCCGGCATTGGAGCCGGGGAAGGCGGAGCGCCGCCACCCTGCTGCTGTTGGGCAAGGATGGCCTCTCGCCGCTTCATCAGTACAGTGGCCACTTCATCAATGACCATCTCCTCGAAGTCATCAGGAAGCTCGATACCGTTCGCTTCAGCAACGGCTTCAATATCTTCTTCGGCATTGTCGATAGCCCCACCCTCCATCAACCAAACGGTTGGAGTCATCGGGATGTCCGTCTGACCCGATTCGGTCTGAGCCATCTCGATGATCTGGGCAATGATGATAGCCACAGCCTTCTCCGGCTCAGGGCAAGAGCGGTGACAAGGGCTTGCTCGCCTTGTTCGGAAAGAAGGCTGGTGGTCAAAAGGGACGATGCAATCTTGAGGTCCGCTGCCTCCTCGGGGGACAGCTTAGGTCCACTAGCTTCCTTTTCACCCTCCATCTCTTTCATCTTCATCGGTGCTTTACTGAGCATATGAGTTATCGTCCTTGCATCGGAAGAGTGTTAGAGGGCAGCGGTGCGGCTCCCGCTTGAGGAGCGGTTGGTCCGACGTTGCCAAGACCCGATGTGCGCTGATACACTTCGTCGTTGGGGACAGGGTTTACCGGGGCGTCGGGAACCTCAACTGCGATCGGGCTATACCCAGACTGGGCCAAGCCCATTTGCTGGCCCATCTTGTCGAAGGCAGCAGCCCGTCGTGCTCGCTCCTTCTGTAGATTGCGCTCAATCATGTCAGCTTCAAACTGCATTGTACGACGCTGTTCGTAGCCTTGGATGGGCACCATCTCCTTGTTCGTCATAGCCTCGAACTCACTTTGAGCCTTGGCGCTCTTCGATGCTTTCCGTGCGGAGTACACTCCAACCACGGTGCTTGCAATCCAAACTTCCAATCTACACCTCCTTAGTCTATACGGCCACAGGCTCGTAGCCCAAGGCGTTGATGATCTTGAATACGATCTCTCGAATCTCGTCCGTTGTTTCCTCGGGGAACGAAAGAAACGCCTTATCTTCTTGGTGGTTAAAGTACACGTTGTACGTCACCCCACTCTCGTGTCTAAGAGCAATCATGTCGCCCTGCTGGTTAAGGCGCTGGTCGTAGTCATCCTCTATCTCTTCCCAATCACAAAGCCTAATCATTGATTGATTCTCCTTTGATATTGAAGAACACAACACACACGATACGCGGCTCCATCTCAGCAGTCAGTGGCAAGTCTTTCGGATAGCGGGAGTGAAAGAGTTGACTGTCAAACAGAACTGCCCGGTTGGCTTTAGCCTCGGCGTACTCCAACTTGGTCCACTTATCCTCATCCCGAGTGTCCTTGTCCACAGCATCCCACAAGTCTTTGGGAGGAGGCCAAGGCATACGATCCATGTTCGTCTCGTTGTGTAGCCAGAACTGAGTCCCCGTCTCACACTCGGGTTCATTCAAGTACCACACACAGGCATACTTGCAAGCTGCGTTGTCTGCGTGGATGTAGTTAGTGAGAGGTGTGTTCTCATTCCCCATACGAACGTGGGACATTGTGAACTCCACCTCTTTGCCCATATGCCTTTCGATGTGCTTCTTGATGGGAAGGGTGAGGCCAGCAACCCCGAGATATGTCTTACCCGCGAACTCGTACTCAGTGAAGTCCACCCCGTATATCAAAGATCGAACAGTTTTGTAGAACTCCGGAGGAGTAAACTCGTCAATGATTTTGATAAAGCGGGGTGGGGTGGTCACTTAGTTATCCTCGTTGTGGTCCGTAGACAGATCGGAAGGTTGTCATGAACTGCGGCATGAACGACTGACCGAACCCCAGAATAGTCTGTCGCCGGACAGGGTCTTGATAGATTTCTGGGTTGTTAACATAGTCGTCTGCCACGTTATTGTAGAAGTTGTTCATCACATTCAAACCTGCTCCGAACTGAGCAAGCTGCATTTGACGCTGCATGTCCCGCTGACCTTCAAGGGAGTTGTAGTAGTCCTGAGCACCCATCCGACCAATGTCAAACTGGAATCCCTGCTGGCCGAGCGCGCTCTGGAAATTGAACCCTTGCTGACCACGAGTTAGGTCAGCGCCCAGTCCAAACTGAGCAAGCCACTGCTGCTGACCCCTATCAAGCCCCTGCTGCTCGCCCGAGAAGGCAAGGTTCTCACGCTGGCGCTGGAGATCGAGAGCCATTTGCTCACGGGCAAGCTGAGCTTGGAGCCCTGCTTGGATGCCTGCTCCCGCTTGGCGTCGGCCTTCAAGAGTCTGTTGATTAAGGATGTCTCGCTCTTGCATCAAGCCTCGGTTAAGGGCATCCATATTCTCAGCCTGAGTGCGACCGAAGGTAGCTGCATCAGCTTGGGCAATCGGCATGGCTGATTCGAGGGCACTTCGCTCAGCACTACCAGAGGCGATGGACGAGTTAAGAAGTCCTCGACGGTTAGCCGTCTCCAAGCCACGCCTTGCGGCGTTTTGCATGTAGGCTCCGCCTCGGTTCATCAACCCTTGCATCTGGTTCTGGACAAGTTCGTTGCCCGTTACATTCCGGGTGTACGCTCGATTGTCCGTGCCTTGGATTCCTCGGGCTTGAGATTGTCGGGGTGGTGCTACCTGCTGATACAGGCCCTGACTCCCTAGAGTACCTGCCGTACCCCACTGGGAGTTAGAGCCTGAGTTACTGTTGAAATTGCTGTCGACCAATTCCATAGTCTCGGTTTCTCCTTGGATGTTCTTGGGTTGGAGAAAGGGGACGCACTAGGCGTCCCGCTTTCCTCCGCTTTGGTACTGGACAAGAAGGACTTGGAAAACCGTGGGAGGTACGAGAGTCTTTTGATCTTCGTCTCGGGACACTCGGAACGACAAACAACGCCCTTCCTTTGCCACGTTAGCCATCGTCGTTGCAGGCTTGTAGTCCGTCGTTGGAGTCGCTCCGGGATTCCTCGGGAGGCTCAACGGGATAGTGGTCGTGGAATACGAACTTTCGTCGTAGTCCTTTGCAACCGTAATGGTATACGGTCCGTATCCGCGAGTCAAGCCGTCTGCTCGAATCTTCCGAATGGTGTTGTCTTTAAACGGGTCTTTGTACGAGAACGCCGTATCAAAGAATGCTTCGTACCACGACCCATCGAACCCCAACCCATTCTCAAACTCGTACACGTACTGGGAAGCACTTTGTGAGATGCCCGACTTCGGGGAGTAATGAGCCATATGGATGCGCTCCTTTCCGTCGTTGTCAACTTGAGACGAGTGGCAAATGGGTACGAAGTAGTCGTCCCGATCTTCGTTGAGGTAGTATTGGCCGTAGGTGAAAGCTCCCGATCCGTCCGGCATAGCCGTGTAGATGAGGAAGAACCCATCTCGGAAGAAGATGCGGTACTGGTTCTTGCTACGAACCGGGACTGCACACACCACGCCCGCTGTGTTGTTGACCTCGAACAAGTTGTCCGAACGAGTCATACGAGGAAGAAGCCAAGGTGTGACCTTCTGAGAGATTCGGTAGCCGACAAAATTGCCGTACCGCTGTGATTGCTCCAACGTAGAGATACCACGGTAGTCGCAGTACAAAGGCTGACCGCCGTTGTCCACCACCGTGTACTCGATAGCGCCCGAGTACGGACTCAAGACTTCCACGTTGAATGTCTCAGCAGAATCCCCGAGGATGGTGTAGATCGACCCATCACAGAACACACCGAGGGCTTTGCCTCGCATCCCCAGCAAGCCGGTTACGCGGTCGCCTACGCCCACCTCTGCCGCACCCGCTAGTCCATCAAAGTTCTCGGGTTCTCCCGGCACAGAGAAGCGCACAGTGCCGTCCCGGTAGCCAAGGGCTAGGTGGTACTGGTGAAAGGCGATGTGTCGAGGCTTGTCCTCATCGGGAACGATGGTGTTGGTAGTGATGAACTGGACGTACTGTTCCTCGTCCCCGTCGTTATCCGCATCAAAGGCGGCGAATGAAAAGGCTTTCCCCGCACCGGAGACTCCGTAGAACCCGTCCCAGTCTTCTCGGGCAAAGAAGTTTGCCGTGATAAACTGGTATCGAGAACCTTCGGAAAGGATGTCCTTCAAAGGCGCAAACCCGTTCAAGGTCATGGCACCTGTGACATCGGCTACCTTTCGGGACAGAGCTTCGTCTAGGAAGATTTCATCCCCGGACTTGATCGTGAACTTATCCTCTGTCCAAGCGGGATCGTTGCCCTTTTGGTTGGTGACGTTCACAACTTGAAGCTCACCCACAGCATCCGAGTTCCGGAGCTGGCCGCTGGTCACAGTGTTCTTTACCAGATCGAAGGTCAAGACTCGGGAGGTGCTGCCTGCCTCGCGGACGTAGTACCGAGCACTCGGCTCATCGTAGTAAATCTTGATGAACAACGAATCGAAGCTGAGACGGGTAGCGCCCACCAGACCAAAGGGGTCCGCGCTTACGGCTGTCACCTTGATTCCGGGGGTGGGGTTAGCCGCATTCTCTCCATAAAGGATCAGGCCGAACCCTTGGTCATCGAAGTCTTCCCGGTCGAAGTCCACCAACCCAAACAGGTCAGCCGTGCCTCCGATGGTTAAAGTCGTATCAGACCCAAGAGCGTACAGTCCCTCAACCGTGTGATCCGTGACACCCGTGGTGGTGCTCCAAGTGTACGAAGCCCGCGTAGCGGGAAGGGG